GCTACCAAAAAGAGAATTTGTAGATGTCCACGTTAATGTAGCTTTTTCTCCAGCAATGATAGGCGAAGGGTTAATAGTAAAACTATCAATTGTTGGAGCACCTATGTTCCATTTTACTATAACAAATCCATTTCCAAAATTAGATGTTCCTGTATTATTAGTAAAAGAACAATAACTACTATCATAAGCAGACCGTCCACCATTACCACCACGTCCGCCATAATTGTTGTCAAGTCCAAAGGCTCCACCAGAACCACCAGATGCGCCTCCGCCTCCTCCACCTCCCCCACCACCGTCAGTGGGACATGATGAACCAGTAGAACCACCACTAATACTGTTTATATTTCCAGTAAACATTCCGGTGCCAGCACCACCATTAGTAGCATTTCTATTCCAAGAAGCACCACCGCCACCGCCACCTCCTCCGGCTATAGCAACATATCCATTTTTAACGGAATCATATACAGCAGTAGCGCCGCCACCGCCTCCTCCTCCACCAGAGCATCCTTGGGGACCACTTCTGCCACCAAATCCACCGGTAGCTACATTAGAACTTCCTCTTGATCCTGCTCCACTATTTGCTACACAACCAAAACCAGATCCACCTATAAAACCTATCCTTAATGTAAATGTCCTTGCCGTATAATCATTAAATGTCAAAAGTGCTCTTCTACCAGAACCTCCAGATCCAGCACTACCATTAGCATCTGTACCACCCTTGCCACCACTAGCAGCTGCTATATCTGCGGTAACATTAATAGCATAAGATGGAATAATAACAGTAGCATCTGATGTATATGTTGTATTTGAATCAGTTGCTGGACCAGGAGGAGGGGTAACATTTATCGCAACACATTGAGTATCACTAATTCCTCCAGGTCCACTAGCAATAGCACAATATTGTGTAGAATTTGTAGGAGAAACTGTTGCTGTTCCATTTATTGAATTGTTAGTAATTCCCGGAGTTCCTGAAGTCCAATTAACAACATTTGCATCTCCAGTTGTATTCCAATTTATGTTAACACTTTGACCCGATACTATAGACGATGCATTAGCAGTTACTACAATTTGTGGTTTGACAGGAACAGTAATTGTTCTACTAGCAGTCGAAGTTCCTGTAGAATTTGTTGCTGTAAAAGTATAAGTTGTCGTAGTTGTAGGACTTACTGCTACACTACCAAGATTACCAGGGTTAGTAACACCGGTCATCGTGGTGTTTGTTATATCAAAACCAGACGCAGCCCAAGTTAAAATTACAGAATCACCAACAATAATTGTATCATCGGGATCATCTGAAGAAAGACTTACTGTCGGGGCAAGAATATTAACAACAATTGTTATAGTTGTTGTAGTTGTTCCAGAAGGATTAGTTGCTCTAAAAGTATAAGTTGTCGTAGTTGTAGGACTTACTGTTACACTACCGTTAAGTCCAGGATTAGCAACACCAGTCATTGTAGTGCTGCTAATAGCAACATTTGCAGTAGCAGACCAAGTAAGTATTACAGATTCTCCTCTCAAAATAGTATTATTAGCATCATTTGAGGTAAGAGATACTACTGGAAGATCATTTAGAACAGTAACTGTTACAGAAGTAGTAGAAGTTCCATATGGGTTAGTTGCCGTATACGTATAAGTTGTTGTTACTGTAGGAGCAGGAAAATATACACCACTATTTCCAACACTAGGAATAGGATTAGTTACAACTCCATTAGCAGTTGCAGTAAAAGTATTGGAAGTTATACCCTCGCCAGTGGCAGAGTATGTAAGCCTCAGACTTTGACCTTTGTAAATGCTAGTAATATTATTTGGTGGGGTGCTATAATCAGTTGCAGTTAGACTTACTGTTGGTGGTACTGGAGGAATATATCCAGTCCAATCCATTGCTACACCATATGGACCACCATTATTAACATGTTCAATCCGTATAGTATGTTCACCAGCACTAATAATGTCTGCTGTGGTTAAAGAAGTATTGGCGTTATAAGTGTTAAGTGAAAATTGCAATACATTGTCAATGTATACGTCAGCATCATCATCTACAGCTGTATTAAATATTTGTCTTCCAGTATTGTTAAAATCAACTTTCCATTCAATTGATCTAGTAACGGTAGTGCCTTCAGGTTCATAACCACCTACGTTAGTATTAGTTAAAAAAGTAGTCCACTGGTTATTTGGATCAGATCCCTGAGATCCTATAATATTATCAATTTGGGGAGATCTAGTGGTCCAATCAAAATCTTCTGTGACAATTTGATCCTCATATGAAATTGTAACAAAAGAACTATTAGAACTAGAAGTTTCAAGAGTAGAAGCACTGTTATGATATGAAGGATTGTACAACCCAGCACCACCAGCACCACCAAATCCACTACCATCATTACCACTGACGTAGGCATATCCAGGAGCAAACAATCCTGTAGTGCCACCAGGAAATCCCCCGCCAGCGCCTCCACCGCCGCCATTCCAAGCGCCACCAGAATTCTGTCCAGCAGCACCATTAGATCCGCCACTAGTGTTAATATCAGAAGATGTCTGACCATTGTCAGCAGCGCCATTGGTACTAAAACAAATACACGCTCCTCCACCGCCTCCACCAGCACCAGCTAATACAGTACCACCAATACGAATAGCAGTAGCGCCACCTCCACCGCCGCCGCCACCAGCATTCCATCCATTACTACTATCCGAGGAATTATTATTACCACCACGTCCACCATTCCAATATCCACCAGCACCATTTCCACCAGTATCTCTATTTCCACCAACTCCCGATCCATTGCCACCCATCGTTAATGTGAGTGTTGAACCAGCAACGCCAGTTAAAGTTCCAGATATTTTTTGTCCTCTAGCACCAGCACCACCAGAAGATCGGTTAACACGAGTATTACATGGACCACCAACAGCACCTTTACCACCATGAATAATATATGTAACATTAGCAGCATCCGAAGGAATAGCATATGTAGTGCTAGATGTAAACGTTTGAGTGGTTGCCATTTTAGATCTGCCTTACTTTTGTCCAATCATTATCTTGATTGAGATCAACTTGAATAGGATAATTTGATTTAATCTCTACTTTAATATCAATATCATCAATTAAAATCAAATCAGATAAAACTTCCACCGCTGGTGAGACAACTGGTGTTTGATCTTTTAACAAATCCTCGCTATCAGGAATATTTAGATTATCTGGAGTATCATCAATAATAATTGGAATAGTAACTACTTCTTCTTGGAAGTTGCCTAATTTACCTGTTGCTCTAATTACGTATGTAACACTTAGTGGTCCCCTATCATTATAAGGTATTGTTGTAGTATATGCTGTAGTAGATTGAGTTCCACCAATTTCAGCACTGTCATTAACAGGCAAATTAACTACAGAACCCGTAGATGATCCAACAAAATCATAATTATATGTTGGTGTTATTTTTATAGAATCTGTAGCATATTTTGTGGTAACATCAATAGTTCCCTGGTTATTATATACTAAATTGGTTGGAGAATCTACAGATAATTGTACTGGTTGATAAACAACAACAGTTACACTACCGGTATCTGTTCCACCAACACCAGAAACTCGACCCGTATATATTGTAGTATCTGATGGAGTTACATTTGAATTGCTATTCAAATTTCCATTAGTAAGACCACCAGATAACCAAGTTAAAGTAGGAGTCCAATTTAATCCACCACCATCGCCACTAACAGTCCAAGAAATATTGGCAGTGCTGCCAAGCATCATTTCCGTTTTATTAGTAGAAATACTAAAAATAGGAGGAATGTAAACCGTTAAAGTTTTTGTGACTGACTTATTTGTAATATTATAATAAGTTGCAGACAAAGTACGACTAATAGTATTATTAGGACTATAGTTCAAACTACCAGATGCTCCAACATTACCTTGACCAGTTAAAGTTCTGGATGTAGAATTACTAACTGACCAAGATAATGTAGATGTTTGTCCTCTCTTAATAGCAGTAGGATTGAAATTTAAAGTAACACTTGGCGTTGGATATACACAAGTTCCATTATCAACATCTGCGTTTGGATTATAGTTTGTAGCACGAGAGTCTGTACATCCAGGAACAGGCGGGGGTGGAATATATCCAACCCAATCTATAGCAATACCCCAAGGTCCACCACCACTGTTAATAGATGTAGCACTAAGAGTATATGTACCCGGACCATAGTAATTTGCGGTAGTGACTAAACTTTGTCCCTTAAATCCACCCATTCCCATTTCATAGTTGCCATTAATATAAATCGCCCCACTATCATCCACATTAGCATAGAATCGTTGTCTGCCATAATTTGCAAAAGTAATAGTCCAAGAATATGTTCTATTGATGCCCCCACCAGAACCACCAGGATCCCTGCCCCCAATATTATAAGTGTTCATGAAATTAGACCAATTAGGCTCATAAAATGTGCCGTTAAATCCTTGGTTATTAGGAGATCTACTTGTAAAACTAGAATCTTGGGTCATTTTTAGAACTTAATAATATATTCTACAAGAATAAATGGTGTAACCAACTGATCTAATTTTTCGTCATTACTAACATCAATGTCAACCCTAGCAAGTACTCCAGACATATCAATATCTTTTTGTGGATATGAATAAGTAAAATTACTAGTATATGCTATTGGTTTTTCAACTCTGTGGTCATGAATAGATTCTCTACCAGATTCAAAAGTAAAATCAGTTTGATTACCAGCACCACTATTTGCTAATCTTAGCGCATTATCTTTACCACCTTCTCCACCTACTTGATGACTAGTACTATAGTTTAAATATGTTTGATTTGCCCGATGAAGATGTCCCTGAAAATTTTCAATATTTAATTCAGTTTCAGAAGTATTTCGGTCTAATTTATATCTAGGATTGCCCAACATATTGAGTGTCCCACTGGCAGTAACACGAGCAGATCCTATATAATTCGCGCTAATTTGACTGCCAAAATTACTGATAACTTCAATTTGTGGTCCAACTCTATTTGTTGTAGCAGCATTTAAATCTTCCCTGTCTACAAAATCATTATTATATGCTCCAGTTCCTCTACCACCAATAATTACCTTAGATCCCAAATCAGGCAATTGAAACTGCCCCAAATCATTAATAGAAGGATCAGCGTTTCTAACCTGTGAAATTTCTCTTTTAAATCTACACTGATCTCCAACACCAACGACTCTAGATAATGCCAAAAAATCTTTTGCCAATAAAACAGATCCATCACACTTCAAATACCCCGCTGGAATATTTTCTTTAAATTGGGCAGTAGTGGGGTCGTTAGATGAAGAAATTGCTGGAGTAGTATGCACTAATATACTACCAACACATCCTCCATATTTTGATCTTTCGTATGTGTAATTTGCCATTTTAGTATGCTCGGATGATGTATATACATGTCATAGACGGTTGACTAGTGTTCATACTAATCTGTAGTGCTGCAACATTTGAAGCATTATCTAGATTGGTGGTAGCGGGAATATTGACATCAGCAACCAATGTAGATTGTGGTTTTAAACTATTTTGATCGTATAGAACTGTAATTGGTTCATGATCATGAGCATCAACATTTGCTTGTGCGCCACCACCAGTATCAGTAATAAAACTAGATCCAGGATTACTTAGTAATGTGCCATAGTTTCCAGCAGCTGGCGTATCTTCGTAATAATTAGTAAATCCTGCAGGAATATTAGTATTACCACCACCAGACGCAAAAGGAACCGAATTAGCTCCATTGCCGCCCAAAACAGGATAATCATAATTAATAGCTTGAGCAAGAGAAGTTTGAGTAACTCTTTGTGGTGATAAGTTAATAGGTGGATTTTCACCACTAACTCTCATAACAGTTCTTCCTGGGTCTCCACTACCAAATCCACTAAAATTACCAAAAGATCCCCAGTTGCCCCCTCCAGCTAACTCAACATTACCTTTTTTAAATCCTTCGTGTCCAAGTCGAACAGAGTCAACAACACCATCATCAAATCTACTACCAAAAAATGATGGCGCTTCATCAATAGCAGCATAATTAAATGTTGCCGTTATATTATCATAAGGTACAACACCTAATCCAGGTCTTTGATTTGTTTGTGTTCCAGCACTACCAAGACCACCAGTTACAGTTTCATAAATTCCACTATGACCATGTGCTCTGACGTGAGTATGTCCTAATTTTCTACCACCAATAAATATAGATTTTTCCCCTTCACCATCTATAATATTGTTACCTCTAACATTTCCAGAATATCCAGTTCTCTCATTTAATGTGAAAATTACATCAGTATATACATTATTCCAAGCAGCATTCACTCCATTATCAGTATTTTGTCCAATATATGGAGAAATTAAATTACCAGCATCAGGATCATTATCTCTGTCAGCAGTTAATGATCCAAAATAAGATTGTTCAATGTCCATCAACATTTTACCACCAACTAAATTAGGTAGTGTAAAATTACCAGTATATCCTGGAAATCCTCCTCCTAAATTAGTCGTTCCAGAATTATAAGTATCCCCAATTGCTTGCACAAGTAAAGGATACTCATTTGCTGGTGGTTGAGTTCCATCACAAATAATCCAACCTTTTGGTATATTACTGACAGGTCCAGACCATGGCATGATGGTGCCAATAACGGCACCTTTCATGGTTCTTGTTTCTTGATAGAAAGGCATTTTCTTATACGTCCATTAAGTACCAACCCGCAAGGGATGAAGGCACACCAGGTTGACCACCAGGCGCAGATATTCCAGCATAAACTAATCCAAACGAAGCATTAGGTGTTTGAACAACTAATTCACCACCGCCCCATCCAGCAAACTCAATCGATTGAACACCTGACGTTAGTGACTGTCCAGTATTCGATATTTCACCTTGAACTTTGGTATTGTCATATGCTCTAACAATCATCGTCTGATTATATGTGAGACTACCACTTATATCTATAATACGAACCATATCACCCATTTGAGGATCGGGAGGTAATCTCAAAAGAGTATTACCAGTGCAATTAACAAAGTAATTAACATTAGCGTCTAAAGTCTCTGCAGTATCACCAATATACACCCACTTACGACCACCAGTATCAGTGATATAATTTTCAATTTTGGCAATTTTTAATGATCCGTTATCAGAAACTTGGAAGATGCTATCACCATCCGTATTTGTAATTTCAAACTTAGAATCAAGTGCCGTTCTACCAATCCCTTCCTGGAACTCAAGGTTGATTCCACCATCGATGTCAAGTGATCCACCAAATGTAGATACTCCCGTTCCTAAAGCAGAGAAAGAACCATATACAGCGAAGTCTCCAGAAGAGTTATCAAATGTCAAGCGTGGAGTAGTGCCATCAGTTCCAAAGAAGTTCATGTCACCACCGTTGATCGTTAGATCTCCAGTTGCGGTATCAACTTCTAAAGTTGTTCTAGCAGGAACACCACCAGCACCACCATCAGTAATGGTAAAGAACTGCTGATTTACAATCGTAGAACCATTAATCGTTAGTGTATTTTCTGTAGTTAGAGTTCCGGCAACAGTAGTGTCCCCAGTAACACTATCAATAGTAAACTTACTAAATCCAACACCAACTCCAACATCACCTAGAATGATAGTATCTCCAGTTGTAGATTCTACTCTGAATACATCAACCGCAGGATCTCCACCATCATTAACAATTAGAGATTGTGGTGAAGTTGAAACCAAACTTTCAATAGCAACAAATTCAGACTTCGACAATCGGATAAGATCAGCAGTAGTTAAAGTACCACCAAATTCAGCAATACCAATTCTTACATTGCCAGTTCCATTTCCAATACCGGATAATGGTTCGTCTAGTTGACCATCATTGTTAAGGTCAGAACCAGTAATGTAAGAAGCATTTGATTGCTTATCAAGTTTAGCAAGTAAACAACCATCAGGATGATTGGTGCCGAGATTTGTTCCTTCTTGTCCTCTGCTAACAATTAATCTGTAACCGTTTATATCAGATGGGTTAGCAACGTTAGCGATACCAACAATACGAACAATTTCACTTTGAGATTCATCTCTCAATCCAGTTACGATATTTGCTCCACTACCAACACTATCAGGAGAGAAAGAACTTCCTCTATCAACTAAGATTAAATCTCCAACCTTGAAATCAGTAATAGAAGGAGTGGTAATTGGTAGATAGTAGTTATTACCAACAGAGTTAACTCCATTTACTTGGAACGTAAGGTCTCCACCGCCACCGCCACCTAACTGAGAATCAGTAATGGTGATTGTTTCATCGTTAGCATATCCTTCACCAGGACTTTCAATTGTAATATCAATAGTGAAATCAAATCGAACAAGAACTGTAAAGTTTGCTCCGATACCAGCACCATCAGAAGTGCCCTCAAGGAAGTTATAAGTTCCAGGTGTTCTACTTGTCGATCCGTTATTAACAATGTTGTCAATAGCAGCAATTTGACCCCCAGAAACTAAGAACGTGTTTGATCCCCAAGAAGAAACACCCGCAGTATCAATGTATCGTCCGGTAGTCTGATATTTGTAGAAGTCAATGTTTGGATTATCAACTCCACCAACTTGGTGTCCAACAATATTAGTTCCAAATCTACCTCTTACAACTTCAATAATACCAGCGTTTAAACCACCGTCCAATCTGATATTACCTTCAACGATTGCAGAAGCAAGAACATTCAATGTGTTTCTAATAGTGGTTGTTCCACCAGTAGAACCTAAAGTAAATGTAGTTGCGTTGGTAGCAAGATTAACTGTATTGGTTTGATCTCCATCAAAAAGGTTAGCAACTCTTGTTTGCGTAAACAATCTAGAACTGCTAGTTCCAGCACCATATCCAGTACCAATCTCAAGATTACCAGCAAGTCCAGTGTAGAATGTTTCAATCTTAACGAAAGAAGATGTATCTGCCTGTGTTGCCCATGCTCCACCCAAAGTGATGTTACATGTAGATGCTACATCATTAGCAACAGTAGCAATATCTAATATTGCTGACTGAGTATTTCTAAGAACCTTAAGAGTTCCATTTGTAGCAGACTCACCAATAAGTGTATTAATATTACCAGAGGAATTAGCAATATTAATTGTCTGATTAGAACTAGTGTTATTCAACAGATTAAGAATCTGACCCTCACCAGCCCAATTTAGAATATTAGCATTTTGATTGACGAAGTTGAATGCATTGTTTGTAGTTGTAATATCACCATCATTAACTTCAAGATCACCAGTAATCTCTAGATTCTCGTGAATCCTAGCATCACCAACGACAACAAATGTCTTATCAAGACTCTTGTAAGGATTGATTGTATCGTTAACAGCAGTGTTAATACCGACTCTACCATTATTGGTAGTCATCACTCTGAATGTAGCATTATCACTAGGATTGTCACTATCACCACCAACTAAGAATGCATCGTCAACATTAGTTTCAGTCTTGATAATAGAAGACTCAGTTAAGTAAGAATTAATTTTCTTACCGCTGACGAATGTTGTTCCAACAATGTCTAAGTTAGCTCTTGGTAGGACTTGATCAGAACTAAATGCGTCTAAACAATCATCATGAGCAGATCTAGCAATAGTATTAATACCTAGTTTATAGTCACCAATTACTTCTGTATTCGCACGTAATACTTCACCGCCAACTACTCCATATTCCTTCCAGTTAGAATTAGAGAAGTCAACTGATGGTACTGGCACACCAGGGGCAACATCAGTAACACCACCAGTTCCTCTCCAGGAAAGAGTTGAGATATTAACGTTAGTATAAATCTGGAAGTGTACGTAATTATTTGTAGGACTAAATGCATCACCATTAGGACTAAAGATTGTCCAGGTAGAGTTAAGATTAGAATCAGAATAATTTCTAACTCTAATTTGAGATCCACTTGTAATTCCGATACCAGCATTAGTAACATCTACACCAAACTCATCTTTGAAAGTAAGTTTAACTAGATTTGTGCCATCAAATTCAATACTAAAGATATTGTTAGTGGGAATTTGTGCGAAGTAGTTTGCATAAACCCAACCTAAAGACCCAGTTCTTCCAACTTGCTTTCCTTTTAGAAGAATATCACCAGGTTTAGCAGCAACGCCGCTATAATCCACAAATTGAGAGGAAAGTAATCTACTACCACCAGACGCGATTGTAGCAGAGTTGTTTGGTGTGATATTAGAAGGAACACCAGAAGTGATATGAGTCTGAATTTGATACTTCTGACCCATTCCTCTTGCATTAAATCCAAATACAGCAGCATCAACTCTGTTCTTACTAATTCTAACATCACCAGAATTTGGTGGTTGGAAATTGGTTCTATCTAAAGTCTCATCTTGCTCGTCTAAAGTAACAGGATCTACACTAGATACGTTAGAACGAACAGTGAAAGAATCTCTTACTTCAGTTAGATCGTTATCCTGAACAGAAACGATTAGAGGAGACTGGAATACATTCTGCTGTGAACCATCACCACCAACAACTGTAATGTTCTGGTTGAAAGTTACAGGAGTATCGAATGATGTAACCAGATTACCGATATCCTCGTTATCATCCTCACTATCAGCAAGAACTGCTCTTTCTAAGAATGTCTCTTCACCGGTAATAGCATTAATCTTACGGTTACCAATGTAAAGATCACCGTTAGAGTTTAGACCTGTGTAGAAGACAATACCAGCGTCCTCTTTCTTACTTTGGGCGTAGAAGTCCTCAGTAGGTGATAAGACGATCTCCTGACGCGCAGGGAGACCAGTAGAGTAGTTTCCTGGACCGAATCCAAGATACTCAAACGTATGGTTACCAGCACGAGCAATAGAAGGTCTTCTAAGTTCAACATAGTAACGTTGATCAGAGACTACCGTGCTATCACCAGAAATCGCAATTCTACGATCTTCAGAACCAGAAGTTGCATTACCAGTTTGTGCTTGGAGTTGATTATTTCCAGTAGAATATGTGTTATTTACAAATGCTGGTTGTAATACAAGATCCTGAACTAGTTCTTTTGTTACAGAGTTTTTGTAGTCATTAGTCGTAACAAGACCATGAACATAGTTGTCAGCAGCAGAAATTGTAGCAGGAGGATCAAGCAACTGAGAAGCAAGATTAAGTTCTTGTGTTGATGTGCCTGCTTTCTGGAACCAAAGAGGATCGTTCTTATAGTTAAGAGGATACAAACCACTGACTGGTTGCGAGAAGTTAAACTTCTTGAAGTTTTCAGCAACACCAGCACCAGTTGGGAATGGTGAAATATTACCACGTAAGCAACTTAAGTAATAGATACCGTCTTGCTGACCAGCAATTCTACGCTGTAGAGTTTCATAACTAAAGACATAGAATGTATCTTCGATAATTCCAGCATCTTCAACACTCTCAACATAGTATTCAATACCAGCGTCATCTTGAATGCGATCACCAGGAGTAATAGTATAAACGTTAGCGCCGTTTTGCTTGTAATAATACTGGGGATATTTTTTCGCGATTAGTGTTTTTAGAGGTAGCGATTTTCCAAAATCCTGATCATTAAGCATGTCAGCAAAAACACTACCCTGAGTGAATCTGGTATTAGTGTACTCTGAGTACTCTAATTTTCCGCCGCGAATATTTTTCAGAATTAGGTAATGTAGTCCACCAATTGTGTAATAGGCATGGATATTAGCAAGACCAGAAGAGTTTCCAGTCCATTCAATTTGATTGGCGGTAATGCTAGCAGTTTTATTAACTACAAATGATCCACCCTGAGGTGCATTAATCTGAACCGTAGTAAATGATTCGTTTCGTAGACCAGAGAAGTTGAGTGTATCGATACCATGATCAAATACAGTTAACTCAAGATAGTTAATTGTTGGATCTAACTGATCTTCTACATAACGACCAGACTG